TTATGAATCTTTTTAAATTTTTAGTAGGTGCTGCAACCATTACAGTTGGCGCATGTGCAGTTGCTGGCAAAGTACGTCGTGATAAACAAAGACAGGAAGAGTTAGATGAATTCTTATGCCCAGATATTGATGAACCTATTGAAAAAGAGATTCGACCAAGTGTAAGTCCATTAAAAAATATGGAATTGGATATTATGGGATTTAAAGATGCTGAAGAAAAAATTCTTCCGGTCACACTTACATATAGCTTTGATTCTAAAGAGGCGGCTAAACAATTTCAAACAGAAATTGCTGAAAATGGATTAACTTCTTCGTATGATGATGAAGACAAACTTGTGGATGTAATTTATCATGAGGGTGTAAATGAAAGTGATTTAAAAATTTTGTCAGACACACTTGTAAATGCATGTACAAATACGAGTGCTGAATATAAAGGATTTCATTTTAATAAATAGTGGCTTAAGGGTGCTCAAGCCATTTTAATATGGTATAATATATAAAATCCTATATATAAAGCATATATAGGAACATTGGCATATTTTTGGCATATTCTTTCATGAATTATGCCTTTTTTTTATCCATTTTCTTGTGTATGATGTAGAAAAAGAGGTGCAAGAAATGGCAGTTAAAAAAGATGAAACAACAGGTAAATGGATGTATTATGGTTCATACAAATTGAATGGTAAAACCAAGCAATATAAGAAGCGTGGTTTTGAAAAAAAGAAAGACGCTATAAAAGCAGAGATTATCTTCAAAGAAAATTTGAAAGAGCCAAACGCAACTATCACATTCAATGAACTATCTTATCAATATCAAGTATACTCGGAAAAGAGAATTAAGGAAAGCTCATACTTAACACAAAGAGCTATATTGAAAATTTGGGAAGATAGATTAGGCGATTGTGAAATAAGAAAGATTACAACAAGTGAAATTGAATCTGTAATAAATGAATTATTGGAATCAATGTCTTTTTCTACAATGGTAAATTGCTATGCAAAATTTAGAGCGGTATTAAATTATGCAGTCAGACAAGGCTATATTCAAGTGAATCCATGTAATAAGATTGATTTAAAAAAAGACCCCAACGAAAAGAAAAAGGAAATGAAATATTGGACGGTAGAACAATTCAACAAATTTATTGTAAATGAAGAAAAAGAAGTGTTTCATTTGTTATTTACAAATCAATTCTACATGGGCATGAGAATAGGCGAAGCGTTGGCTCTGCAATGGAAAGATGTTGACCTTATTAATAACACTATAAAGATAAGCAAAACGTGGTCAAATGCTCTTAGAAAGGCTACTACGCCTAAAACAAATAACAGTTATAGAACAATTACTATGCCACAATTCTTAGTTGATGAATACAAGACATTTAAAGAGAAGATACACGCAAATGCAGATGATTATATTTTCGGAACTACACTACCGTTCTATGTGAATAGAGTACAAGACGAATTAAAGCGTGTAATAAAAAAAACAAATATCAAGCTACAAAAAGATGAGCAGATACCTATTATTAGAACACATGATTTAAGGCACTCATGTGCAAGCTATATGATTAACAATATGGTTACAGATGGAATAGTGAATTTTTCTGTATACGATATTGCAAAAAGATTAGGCGATAACCTTGATACGGTGCTTTCAGTATACGCTCATTGGTTACCTCAAGCAGATAAAGGTATTGTACAATTTATGGAGAAAGACAAATTTTAGCACTAAAAATTACCCTTGAAATATAGTTATATGTGTTATAACCTTAGAGTTATTAATAATTATAAAGAAAGGGGGAAGCCACATGACGAAGTATGAAATGTATGTATTGATTAATAGAATGTTAGAAGAACTAGAAGAAAAAGAAGTGGCAAGAGTTTATGAGTATACTCAACGGATTTGGATAAATTCCACAGATGAAAAGAGCGATTAATTTCGCTCTTTTTTATTGCAATGTAACTGAATTAACTGTTATAGGGTGAGAATGCATTCTATCCCAATTTATTCTCACATCAAAATTGTATACTTGACCATTTGATTCGGCTTGGGATTTAACTGTAAATATATCTTCTGCTCGTCTATAATACCATTCTGTATAATCAGAAAATGTACATTGAGAACCTACTTTTTCATTAACTGCATTTTGAACAGTATCGACAAGAAATTCTCTATCAGAATCAACTATATATTGGTCGGGTATTTTTCTATATACTTCTCCATTTTTGTATAGAATATAATCATCTTGAGTAACTAACTTAACCTTTCCTTTTTTAATCGTAGTTGTGTAGTAATTTTCATATAAGTAGCATGTAGTGATTACATTACCTTCGTGTCCTGTTACTGTTACAAGACTTTTTTTAACACCGAGCTTTTTCATTACTTTATACAAAGCTTTCATATCTTTTTTTGAGATTTTATATTTTTTTAAATCTTTTGCAGTAGTTTCATATTGTATATTATTATCCAAAGCATATACATTTACAGGCATAAATAAGCCTAAGCATAATACAAATGCAATGACGATTGAATATCGTCTTTTTTTATTAATTTTCATTGTCTAATTCCTTAATGATTCCATAAATGAAATCTAATAACCTTTCCTTTGTTTCTTCGCTTGATTTTAGATAAGCCTTAATAAGTGGCTTTTGGTTTGGGTTGATTTGGTATTCTTCTATGAGTTCGTCAATAGTGTTATCCGGTACATCTAAAAACATATCTCCAATACCTTCAGTAAGCCAAAAATAATCGGCATTAAATGTTCTACAGATGTTTTTAAGAATGTAATCATTCATATTTCTAACGCCACTTTCATAACTTGCAACAGAATTTCTAGAAACACCAATTCTTGAACCAAACTCTGTTTGAGTTAAATTTAATGCATTCCTTAACTCTTTTACTCTTTCTCCTGTAGTCAAAAAAATAACCTCCTTTATTTCATTTTATCATTAAAAATATAAATGTACACAACAATTACAATTTATACTTGTAAATGTACACGGTGTGTTGTATACTATACACGTAAGTTACAAAACATTACAAAACATTACAAAACACGGAGGAACAAGAAATGAAAAAGGAATTAGAAAAATTATTAGCAAGAGTAAATTGGCAAATTGAAAGCAAAGAACGTTCGCTAAAACAAGAAAAAGAAACTTTAGTTCACGAAGCTCAAAATTTGAATACAAATTATGTAAAGCAAACTTGCGAAAGAATCGAACAACTTGAAAAGGAATTGTTGATTCACGAGACATACAGATACACATTAGAAGGAATCTTAAAAATGGAGGATTAAGAAAATGAAATCACAAGAAGAAATTAGAAAAAGACAACAAGAATATAAAGACAAAATGTTCAATAAATTCAGTAATGAATTTACAAGAAAGATTATTCTTCAAAAGCAAAATCAAATGCTTAGAGAAGAAATAGAAAGATTAAAAGCTAATCAATAAGGAGGAACAAAAAATGAACAAAATTGATTACAATACAAAACCAACAGAAAAAGGAATTGATAATTTCATTTGGGTGCACGAAACAAAAATCAAACAAGCAGAAAATGAAATTGAAGAATTGAAGCAAGAATTAATTGAAGCAATTAACAACAATCAATTCAATAAAATCGGTCATTACAACTATTGTTTGAACAGATTAGACACGATTGTTAAAGAATCAAAAAATACATTAAGTCTATTAAGAAATAACTTAAAAGAAGATTAATAAGGAGGACACAAGAAATGACAAACGAACAAATCATAAAAAATGAAAAGAAGTTATTAGGCATGGGAGAATTTGAACCATTGCATACATTCGCTAAATGGAAAGAAATGGGATTCAAAGTTAAAAAAGGTGAGCATGCTACAGTTTGCACAAAACTTTGGAAACGCAAATCAAAGAAAGTTGAATCAGTTGATGGAAAAGAAGTTGAAGAAAACAATTTCTTCTTAGCAAAAGCTTTCTTATTTAAGCTAGACCAAGTTGAAAGAATTGAAACCAAAGGCAAACCACAATTAATGAATTAGTCGAAATAAGCCGAAAGGCTTATCTGCTAGAGATGACCTACTAGCACTGATGAGACAGGTCATGGAGGTGAAACAATACTAGACAAGAGAATTTTTGAAGCCTTAAGCGAATTGCAAAAGAAAGGCTATGAGATTTCGGAATTTTATCAAGGATATATCGCTTGTATCTTAGATGAATCGAAAAGAGGTGAGAAACGTGACTAGAACGTATCATGTAACCTTCGATGTGACTGCAAATGTCACATTCGAAGTTGAAGCACATGACAGTGAAGAAGCAAAAGAAATTGCTAATAAGCTGAATGTGAGAGATTTACAAGAGGTAAACGAAATCAATACTTGTGAATCTAGAATGGAGGTGTACGAAAGTGATTATTGAGTATAAAGCATTGCTTAATAAAGATGATTTAGTGAAATTGTTTGAAATGGATGAAATGTCAGAAGGAGGACAAAGAAACAAGGCAAGTAAAATCATGAGGTCTGTTAAAGAGCAGTACAAAAAAGATAATGGGATTGATTGGAAAGATACATTTATTTATAAGAATGTTTCACAAAATGTAATTCCTACAGAAACATTTTTGAAGTGTTGTCCGGAGTTTAGAAAGTCATTTAGGAGATAAGAAAATGCAAGATATAAGAATGAACAGTATTCAAGATGAAGAAATGGAATTGAGCATTTATCCATTCAATCCAAAAAGAAAATATCTATCGAAAGAAGAAAAAGAGATACGCAGAGAAAAAAGGTATCAAAAAAGAATCACAAATTGCGTAAATGTAATTCTAATTACAACAATCGTGATTCTACTTATTTCAATAGCTTGTTTAGGTAAGTCGTATGCAATGTTATTTCAATAAAAAAGAGGTGCGCACTCGACAAAGCACGCACACACAAGAAATGACGTTCTTAAAATAAGAACACATACATTATAGCAGATTAAAAGGAGAAACGGAAGATGGAAGAAAAGAAAAGCATTTATGAGAAACTTTCATTAATTCAGAATGAAATGAAAGTCGGAAAAAACAATTACAACAAATTTGGGAAATATAACTATCGTTCTGCCGAAGATATTCTTGCAGAAGCTAAAAAGATTTGTTGCAAGTATAGAACAACATTAATTCTTACAGATGATATTAAAGTTGCAGAAACTAGATATTACGTTGTAGCAAATGCAATATTAATGGATTGGGATTCTCATATAACTGTAGAGGTTACCGCAATGGCTAGAGAAGAAGAAAATAAAAAAGGTATGGACGCTTCACAAGTTACAGGTTCATGCAGTTCATATGCTAGGAAATATGCGTTAAACGGTTTATTCAACTTAGATGATACAAAAGACGCAGATACAGATGAACAACATGAAGTAATTCAAAATGCACAAACAAAACAACAGAAAGCCGAAAAAAATGACAAGTTAGATGAAATTCGTATGCGTTGTTTTAAAGCACAAAATGAATTGCAGAAGCTAGGAATTGATACGCATTCAGAAGCGTTTTGTGAGCATTTAAAAGCCGAATATAAAATCAGTTCACAAGATATTCCTAATCTAAATGGAAACGGTCTAGTGGCATTAATTAAAGCATACGGAGCTATTTACAAAGAAAATGCGAAAGCATAAGGAGGAAAGAAAAATGGAATTAGTAAACGTAACAAATGGACAAATTGAAATTCAAAAGGAAGCACTGAACAAATTGAAATCATTTCAAGAATACAAAAAGGAAATGGACAAATTAGAAAAAGATATTAAGAAAAATATCTTAGAAGCAATGGAAAATAACGGTATCAAATCATTTGAAAATGATGTTGTGAAAATTGCATATGTAGAACCATATACAAGAACAACTATTGATACAAAGTTAGTGAATGAATTAGGTCTTATGCACCAATTAGCAAAGGAAACACAAGTTAAATCTAGTGTTAAGGTGACTTGGAAATAAAACGAGATAAATCAATCTTACAAAAAGATATGTCTAAATGTTATGTATGTGGTTCAACTTTAGATTTGCACACGCACGAAATTTATTTCGGCACTGCAAATAGAAAAAAATCAATCAAACATGGGTGTTATGTAAGATTGTGTGCAAAGCACCATAATATGAGCAGTGAAGGAGTTCACTTCAATCACATATTAGACATGAAACTTAAAAAGGAATGCCAACAGGCATTTGAAGAAGTACGAACAAGAAAGGAGTTTATGGATATATTCCATAAGAACTACTTATAAGGAGGTAAATATGCATTCATACAATGTGATTACGAATCAAGAAACATATCCTAGAGAAATATATTTTTCGCAAGCTAAAAGAATTGAAGAATTAGAAAATTACATCATGGATGAAAACTTCAATCCATATCAAGATTCATGGACGGATGTTAATAGAATGAAAGAGCTAGGAATTACAGAAGAGCAAAAAGAATTGTTTAGACTTCAAAAATTTGAAGAATTGGAGCGCAGTCCATTTTGAAAACAAAGTTGATAGGTAATTTCATTCGTAAATCAAGAAATGAAGATGGAAACCTAGAAATAACATTTGAATTAACTGAGCCAATATACGAATCATACGCTCAGACACTCGAAAAAGGGGCATACAGCGTGATTATAGATTCGGTTAAACATTTACGTACAAACAATCAGAATCGGCTTATGTGGGCATTAATCAAGGAAATAAGTGAAAACGAAAACGCTAGCTACAACGATACATGGGATATGTATTGCGAGTTTTTGAGAATGGCAAAAGCTTTATATACATATGTTTCAGTGTTGAAAGATGGTGTTGATTCGTTGGCTCAAGCACATGGAGTTAGGGCAGTTCAAATATTGGGTACTGAGGTTAGAGACAATGGAAATGAATTTGTAAATTGTAGATTGTTTTTAGGCTCATCACAAATGGACACAAAACAAATGGGAGTGTTAATTGATTGCATACTAGATTATGCAGAACAATTAGGAATCAGTACTCAATATTATTTAGATAAAGGAATCAAGGAGGTACAAGAATAAAGTTTGTAATAAAAGGAAAGCTTGATGGGTTGAATGAATATATTAATGCTTGCAGAACGAATCGTTACAAAGGAGCAGAAATGAAGAAAAAGAATGAGCGATTAGTTATGGCGTACATTCTTAGAGCAGTAAACTTTGGCGAAATTTACGAGGTTAAGAACTACCCAATTAGATTAAATATCAATTGGTATGAGCCAAATAACAAAAGAGATATAGACAATATCACATTCGCTACTAAATTCATTCAAGATTCATTAGTTAGAACAGGGATATTAGAAGATGATTCAAGGAAATACATTAATCAAGTGAATCATTCAGTATTTACAGATAAGGAGAATCCAAGGATAGAGGTAGAAATTATATGAGAGAACAAGAAATGGCAGTAAATGTAGCAAAGCAAATTTATTTTGATGAATTTAATACGTTTTATAAAATTGCAGAAACTAAAAAGGATGCAAAATTAGATGATGTATTTAATGAAATGTGCACGTGTCATGATATTACAGATGAATTAATCTACAGATTAGAGAGATGTAATAGCTTTACGGAAGAAGGATTAAACGAACAAAGAATTATTGCAATATATATTGCGTTGCATAAAGATGAGTGTTTTAGTCCTAAACAAATAAAATGCTATATCGAATACACCGACAAGATTATTGATGAAATCCTAAAGCAAGTCGCAGTGCTTGGCGGAGGTGATTAGAATAGCAGTAATTAGAGTTATCAAGAACAGAAACTATACAGTGATGAGCAATACACATTTAAAAGATAAGCGCTTATCACTAAAAGCAATAGGCTTGTTAAGTGTTGTTCTTAGCTTACCGGATGATTGGCATTATACAGTAAATGGGTTAGTTGGAATTGTAAAAGACGGTGAAAGAGCAGTAAATGGAGCATTATCTGAATTAAAGGAAAATGGATATTTAAGAATAGAAAAACTTTATCCAAATAAAGATGGAAGAAGTAAAATTGAATATCAATATATTTTCAGTGAAACGCCTCAAGACCTACAAAACGTACCTCTTGAGCAAGACATACAAAATGTAGGTCTACATAATGTAGGACTACAAGATGTAGGTTTACATAATGTAGGACTACAAGATGTAGGTTTACAAAATGTAGGTACTTATAAATATACTAATAAACCAAATACTAATAACAAAAATACTAATAACAAAGTAAGTAAACACAAATACGGTGAATATTCACACGTATTACTTACAGATAAAGAACACACACACCTATTAGATTTATATGGAGATTCATTAGATGAGCATATAAAGATATTAGATGAGTACATTGAAACATCCGGAAAGAAATACAAAAACCATTCACTAGTGATTCAGAAGTGGGTTCATGATGAATGGTTGAAAAGAAATAAAGATAAGCCTATCACACTTGATTCAAAGTTTTATGCAGAGCAAAACACAAAAACAGATAAAGAAGTACAAGATGAATTTAACAGGCTTAGAGCACAACTATTTGGAGCATAGAAAGGGAATTAAATGATTAATTGGATTTGTGGAGCTATATGTGGAAGTGGTGCAACACTTCTTCTATATAGCCTAATGGTAGGAAAAAGGATTCAAGAAGAACAAGACAAAGCTTGTAAATGTATTTTTAAATACGAAGAATACAGAAGAAGAATCAGAACACTTGAATATCAAAACAAAGAGCTAGAAAAAAGAATCGTAGAATTACAAACGAAGCACGGTGAAGTCGTAAGCGTTGAATATTATTCGGATTTTGATGAGGTGAAATAAATGGATTACTTAAAGCCAAAAAAAGAAGAAAAATGTAATAAATGCAAATATGAATATTTATCAGAATGTGAACATCCTTGTATCGTGTGCAGATGGAAAGTTAAAGAGAGAGGTTTAGCTTTTTTTGGAAAGTTGAGTTATTTCGAACCTAAAGAAGAAAAAAATGATGATGAAATCGACATGGTCAATCATCCTAAACATTACAACAGAGATGGAGCAATGGAGTGTATTGATGAAATGATAGCAGTATTTGGAAAAGATATTGTCGCTTGTTTCTGCTTGTGCAATGTATGGAAATATAGATACAGAGCTTCAGATAATGGACATGAAGAGGACTTATATAAATCTGACTATTATATGGCTAAGTATAAGGAATTAATTACGGGACGCAGTGTATTAGGCTTTGAAAGTGTTATGGAACTTGAAGAATTAGAAGATATTGTAAAAGAAAAATTAGATAAATTGTATTTAGAAAGAGAGATTAAAAGACATGACAAGTAAAGATTACAAAGAAAGATTAAAAGAAATGAGTATTAAAGAGCGAAAAGAAATGTACCGCATAAATAAGCATGATGTTGAATTGATAAAAATAATGCTACAAATGCAAGAAAAGTTAGATGAGCAAATTTTAAAAGAACATAACATCTCAGAAATTAATGAAGATTTCTTGAATATAGCAATACTCGATGAAATTGGTGAATTAACACATGAATTAAAAGGTGAGTGGTGTTGGTGGAAGAATACACAAGCACCGGTTGATAAAGAAAAAGTTCTAGAAGAATTAGTTGATATTTGGCATTTTGTATTAAGCCATAGCAACCATTTTGTGAAAAAAGACTACATTTATGAAAAACAAATGTCTAGAATTAACGACCAAATAAAAGTTTGTTGTAGTGAAGTAATGCGAACAGGATTTGCCGATAAATTAGTTAGCTTGATAAAGTGCAAAAATTTTAGAATTATAAAACTTATCTTCATTAGTTTATTTTTAGGATTCAGTATTGAAGATGTATATAAAGCATATTGCGATAAAAACAAAGTGAATTATCAAAGACTAGAAAGTGGGTATTAATATGTGGATTAGAAGCCAAGATGGAAAAATTTTAATGGATTGCGACTTTTTCGCAGTTGAAGAACACGGCGTTAAATATGGAGTGATTACATTAAGCGGTAAAAGCGGTATAAGCGTTAGTCTAGGTACATATACTACTAAAGGTAAAGCTTTAAAAGTTTTAAACGATATTCAAGAATGGTACGAATGTTCATACAGTGAAACATTCCAAATGCCACAAGATGAGGATGTTAAAATCTAGAAAGGAGCTAACTATATATGCCTAATTGGTGTGTAGGAACTTTAAGAGTAAGAGGTACAAAAGAGAATTTAACAAAATTTGTTTTAGAAGGATTACAACCGGTTACTTATATCGGCGAAGATTTAGAAGCGTTGAAGATGGATGATGATAATGGTCGTGTTAAATGTAGCAGATGCTGGATTAAAGGAACTCGCAGAGGATTTATTCTTGACTTAGATGAATTTATTTATGATTGGAACGATGAAGGAAAAATTGCAATTGGACTTGAAGCAGAATTCGCATGGGGTATTAGTTCGGAAGAACTATTAAATTCTTGTAAGCAATATGGAGTTGATATGAGAATTCATGCATTTGAATGTGGAATGTGCTTTAACCAAATTATTGAAATTATTGATGGAGAAATCACCAAGGATGAAGAAGTTAAATTCGATGATTATAACTGGGATTGTATTTGTCCGAATATAGGAGGATGAAAATGATTGAAGAAAGAATTGATGCATTAATTAAAGTGTATGAAGGATACATTGATGAGAACAACCAAAGTATCAAAAAACGCAAAAATCTTTTAATCGAGAAATTGGACGATGTACGTTATGAATATCTTAAATTATATGTCGAAACGATTGAAATATATATGAGAGAAAATGAATTGTTTGAAATGTTTATTGAATCGTTAAAATATGCAAAGACAGGAGAAAGAAAATGAATAATAAAGAATTGGAAAAAAACTTAGAAAAGGAAAGAAAAAAGCAAAGAGAAGATGCGATAAAAATAAATGGTTTTATCAGATTAGATAAAAGCAGTGCTTCTGAAATCGATAAACAAATTGAGCAAACTTATTTATCTTTGCAAAAGAATATTAAATTTGTCTGTACAAATAAAGACTTGATGAACAGTATGCTAGATGAATTAGACTACATTGTTTACGCATCGAAACTATATGGTGGAAAGCATGTTATGGAAGAATTGGATAATCGTTACAAAAATAAATTAATGAGTTAAAAGGAGAATGAAAATGATTAGATTACAAAATAACTATGCAATCACTTCTAGCAGTGGTTCATTCGCCCTTGTAATGTTTGGAAAGGGTAAGGATAAAGAAGGGAATGAGATAGACGTACAAAAGCCTATCTCATACCATGCAACGCTAGAATCGGCTTTACAAAGATATTCTAATTGTGTGATAGCAGATTTAGTTAGCAACTTTGATTTAGGCTTGAAAGATGTTGAACAAGTTATAAACGAGCTTAAAGAGGAGATAAAGGCATATGAATAGCAAGCACGCAGATAGATATGAAGAATTACGTAAGGTAAACCCAAATTTAGCAATGGAGTATTTAAGAATTTACACAACTATGGATAAAGCTCAAAAACATTTTAATAATTTTAAAAAAGAATGTAACGATTGGCTAGATAACATTTATAAGTTAGGAGTGAAAGAAAATGAATAAATATCAAAAAGCTATTGAAGTAATAGATACATTGCTTCACTTGATGTGTGGAGAAGAAAGAGAAGATGGATATAAGCCAACTATGGAAGAAATGTCTAATTCTATGGAGTTGCTAAAAGATTTAGTTAATAAAGAAGATTCATTTGAATGGATTCCTGTTTCTGAAAGACTTCCGGATGAGCATGATAGTATCTTTGCTAAATTGTATGGAACAGATAAATGGGGCAATATGCTTTGGAGAACAACATCAAATAGAGTGATTGCAACAATTAAATATAATGACGGTACGGTAATTGTTAAAGAGGCATTTACTCATGATGGGGAATGGACTGTCGAGAAGAGAAACACAAACTGTAAAGTTATAGCTTGGATGCCTTTTCCAAAACCATATAATAAGGAGCAAGAAAATGACGCTAGAGAAATGTTTGAAAAACTTGGATGGCTAGAAGAAGAAACTTGTACCAACGAATCAGAATATAATTTAGTAGATGGATTTGAATGTTCAAATTGTGGAATTATTATCGAAAATTATAACGAAATCGAAATTGATGAAGATTATCCAGAAGATAGATGTATGAAAGAATACGCACCGAGATATTGTCCAAATTGTGGTCGAAAGATTGTAGATTGAGGAGGATTTAAATGAAAACAAAGGAAGAATATGAAAAAGCATTAAAAGAAATGAATGACGCTTTTTACGGTATTACTTTTTTAAACAGTCAAACGAGAAGATTTGACGACAACTTAAATCTTTTACGTGAATTAGTAAATGAGCATTTTGAAGAAAAAGATAAACATTTTGAAGAAAAATCAAAAACAAATCTAGAATTTTATTACGATGATTTGTTAGAAGAAGGATTCAGTGATTTTGCCGTTGTTAACGGAAAAATTAAGTCGTGTTTATATGTACCATGCGATAAATGTGAATTTAAAAAGAAAGATTGTAGTAAAGATAGGATTACGTGGTTGTTAAGTCAACGAAAAAATCCGAAATATAAATTTACACAATTTGAATACGACTTAATAAATACATACAGGCATGTCGATGATAGATGTAAATTTAATGGTTGTTATCAATTAAAAAGTTTGAAAGAAAAAGGATATTTCAAAAATGTGGATAAAAATGAATTAATTAAAGATATTCTAGAGAATTGTGAGGTAATAAAAAATGATTAATGTAGCAGTAATAGCAGGACATCTAACAAAAGATGTCGAATTATCAAAAACACAAAATGGAAATAGCGTAGCAAAGTTTACGGTAGCAGTAAATGGATACAATGACACTACAGATTTTATTAATTGTGTGGCATGGAATAAATTGGCAGATATCGTAAATATGTATTGCAAGAAAGGTGATTTAGTTACAGTTGAAGGAAGAATCAGTGTTAGAAATTATGAGAACCAACAAGGACAAAGAATTTATATCACTGAAGTTGTAGCTAGTAACGTACAATTACCGCCTAAAAACACTTCTAATGGGCAGAATTATAGTTCTAATGTAAATGCATATCAATATCCAAATCAAGCAAATAGCAACGCTTACGGCGTTCAAAACACATATACGCAACCTAGTTTAACACAACAGATTGCACAACAAGAATATAACGGTGAAAGCAATTTAGATATTGCTTCAGATGATTTACCATTCTAGGAGGTGGCACTAATAGAAATGAATTATGAAGAAAGGATTAAAGAGTTAATTTCTAAAAACAACAGACTAGGAAGGAAGAATATTGAATTGGAGCAGACTTTAAAAGAAAGAAACGCAACAATTCATACTCAAGCTAAAGAAATTAAGAAATTAAGAAGTGAAGTTGGCGAATTAAAGGATAGATTGTATAAGGTATACAGTTCATGAGTACATATGAAGATATTAAGAGACACTTCTTGTGTGAATGCCAATCGTACACATATTATGAGCAAAAGATAGCAGAGCTACAAAGAGATGAAGCAATTTATCCATTAAAAGCCGAGCTATTCTTGGCTCATGCAGATTATGCAAGAAGAATGAATTATGTAAAAGACAAATTAAGCCAACTTGATGATACAACTCGAACAATGATTGAGTATAGATATATAAAGGGATTCAGTGCAGAAAAAACATCTAATATTGTAGGTTATGCAAGAGAAGAAATTCCAAGAAAAATAAATAAGAACTTAAAGAAAGTGCTCACAATGTGAGCATTTTTTCATGTAATAATTGTTTTAGCAGGATAGAGCAGTAGTAGCTCACTAGTCTTATTAGCTAGAGGTCGAATGGTGCAAATCCTTCTCCTGCAACCATGTTTACAAAGCCTATCAGTAAGTCCTTCCCAAATTAGATGTTAAATACCAACAATGGCATACAATTAGGCTTTGATATATTACCGAGCGTTTGTCTCGGTTCTTTTAATAATAAGGAGGAGAATATGGGTTCAAAAGAATTTCAAGAATTAGCAATGAATGCAGTATTTCAAGTAAATCCAAATATTGCAATCAGTGAAATGTTCGTTGTATGGATGGTTAAAGTGCTTCAAAACAATAAAGCATTAATTAGTGCTAAGAGCACAGATAACTATTACGAAGTAACGTATAACGGCGATAAAAAGGAATTATACGTTGATGAATACATCAAGAATACAAATACCTGTCTAAATGTAAATGATGCTCTATGAGCTTAAAAAAGGGGGATAAAATGGAGATTATTAGATTAAAAATCAATGACATTACACCTTACGAAAAGAATGCAAAGATTCATACTGAAGCACAAATTGAACAAATTAAGAAATCTATTCAAGAATTTGGTATGAATGACCCAATCGCAGTATGGGGGGGAACAATACCATAGTTGAAGGTCATGGGCGATTAGAAGCTTTAAAGCAATTAGGCTATACAGAAGTTGACTGTATCAGACTAGACCATTTGACAGATGAAGAAAGAAAAGCTTATACACTTGCTCACAACAAAATCAATATGAATACAGGATTCGACATTGATTTGTTAGACGAAGAATTAGACAGTATCGAAGATATTGATATGTCTGATTTTGGATTTACCGAGCAAGATATTGATTGGGATAATGTAGAAGATTTAAGTGATGATTCTTATGAAGAACCTCAACATGAAATGTGGAAATGCCCTCAGTGTGGACACGTAGATAGAAAAGAACACTTTAAAGGAGTTCGTGACAATGAATAAAACTATACCTAATTGAAAATATTTCTAAGCGCATTAGAGGTGCAACGAGGTAAGAAATCATTATCAAGAATCTTAGTCGAGCAAGGCATTCAAATGAAGTATAACCTTATGTCTTATTACTACCTAAGAAAGAATTTAAATGACGCATATTTCATAAAAGAGAACAGTCAATTAGTAATCATAGACAGTGGAGCGCATAGTTTCCAAAAGGGTACAAAAGTTGATTGGGTAGAATATACAAAACAATACGCAGAATTTATCAAAGAATTTGATGAGGACAAGGTTGTAGGATATTTTGAAATGGATGTAGACAACATCTTAGGCTATGAAAAGGTATTAGAGTTAAGAAAAATATTAGAATCTGTATCTGATAAGATTATTCCTGTATGGCATAAGAACAGAGGAATACAAGACTTCAAAGATATGTGCAAGAAATATCAAGGTAAGGTTGTAGCAATTACAGGATTCAAGAATGAAGATATTAAAGATGAACAATACATTATGTTCTTGAAATATGCAAAGAAATATAATTGCAAGGTTCATTGCCTTGGTATGACAAGAAAAAAAGTGCTTGATAGAGTGCCGTTTGATTATTGTGATTCAAGTACATGGGTACAACAATCAGTTTATGGGCGTATCAATGGGCTAGGCAAAGTATCAAGAGAAATGTCAAGAACAAATAGAGAACAAGTAATGATAGAGAATTATAAGCAATTTATGCAAATGCAAGAAAAATATGAACAAAAATGGAGGAACGTGAATAAATAGAAATAAGACGATAGCTTTTAATGCAGTAATGTGTGCATTGTATGTCGTAGCAACGACAATTAACCCAATCGGATATGGAGTATTTCAATTTAGGGTTAGTGAATTAATGACAGTATTTCCTGTTCATTTCAAAAAAGCACGTATCGGATTGCTTTTAGGAGTAGCAATTGCAAACGCAATGAGTCCATTGGGATTTATTGATGTATTCTGTGGAACATTAACGGCAGGATTGCTATATTACCTAATTGATAGACTACCGGTACACAATTACATTAAATACATTCTATATTCATTAGAAGTAGGATTAATTATCGGTTGGGAATTACAGTTGGTATATCATATGCCATTTGCATTAACATTCTTTACTACATTTATTCCGGAAATGATTCTATGTATTATCGGTGATTTATTAGCAAAGAAATTAAAGCATTATGTAAATATTGATTAGAGGTGATAGACACATGGCAAGAAAAAAGTTTATTAATCAAAAACAGTTTGAAGCTTTATGTGAAATTCAATGTACAAAAGAAGAAATTTGTTCCGTATTAGATGTATCAGAAAAAACATTGAATAATTGGTGTAAAGATACATACGGAGAAACTTTCTCCCTAGTTTTCGGTAAAAAAAGACAAGGAGGGTGCGCAAGCCTAAGAGCAAAGCAATGGAAACTAGCTTCAAAGAGTCCTGCTATGGCTATTTTCTTAGGTAAACAATTCCTAGGTCAGACTGATAAGGTAGAAACACATTTTGACGCTTCAGAAGTAAATGCAATTAATAAAGCTATGATTACAGATGTAGCAAAAGAAAGAAGAATTGAAGATTTTGAATAAGCCTGCGCCTTTCAATCAAAAGCAATTAACTTATCTTAAAAGAACATTTGATTCATGGCTTAATGTATTAGAAGGTGGAAAGCGTGGAGGAAAGAACGTACTCAACACATACGCTTTCTGTATTGCACTAGAAACACATCCGGATAAATTCCATTTGATAGCAGGAACAGATACATCATCTGCACGTGTTAATATTGGAGATTGTAATGGATATGGTTTGCAAAACTACTTTGCTAATAGATTCAAAGTAGGGAAGTATGAAGGTAAAGACTGCTACTACATCAATACAAAGGTTGGTGAAAAGGTTGTTTTCTTTGCCGGTGGTGCTAAAAAAGGCTCAGAGAATGCAATACATGGTTATTCATATGGAATGGCATATGTAACAGAAGCAAACCTTTGTTGCATTGAGTTTCTACAAGAAGTGATGGATAGAACGATAGCGTCAAGCAATCGAAAGATATTTCATGATTTAAACCCAAAAGGAAAGAATCATTGGTATTACACAGATTTCTTGAAATATCATGAGGAGCAACAGAATAAAGATTCTACATATGGTTATAACTATGGGCATACCACCTTAGTTGACAATTATTCTTTAAGTGATGAGCAGATAAGAACGGTCTTGAAATCATACGATAAGAATAGCGTTTATTACAAAAGAGATATAAAAGGACAAAGGGAAGAAGCCGAAGGACTTGTATTCCCTTATTTTGCTAATGACTGCAAACCTTACCTATTCAAGTATCAACATTTAAAAGAGAAGATGGCAGAAGAAAGAAAAAGATTCAGTCATTTAATCATAGGCGTTGACTTTGGAGACAATGGTTCGAAATATTCATGGCACTTAACAGGGTTTACAAATGATTGGGATTATATGTGGGCACTTGATGAAGGAGACATGGCGAAGTCAAACTCAATTGACGCAACAAAGTTCTGCAAAGCGTTTGTAAGGTTCTATAAGCGTTGTATTGAATGTTATGGGTATGTAGAATGGATATTTCCGGACAGTGCTTCTAATACGTTGATAAACACGCTTAGAGCTTATTTTTACGCCGAAGGATTAGACGGAAGTATAATTGCACCGGTAAAGAAGAATGAGCTAACAGACCGTCCTATAACGGTTGATAGCTTACTTGTTACAGGTAGGTTAAAGATAGAGGAGCATTGTAAGAATTTAATAAACGCATTGAGCGAATTAGTATGGGATGAGAAGAAAGACATTCCAAAAGATGAGAACGTTCACAATATCAATGATGATTGGGATTCGTTCTGCTATACATTTATAACCCATAGTGGATATATAGATTTAAGGAGGTAAGAAATAGAAACATCTAACACACGTAGACCGTGGTTTCAAAACTACCTTAACGAAAGAGGGTATTATGTAGATACAAACGCAATTGAGATTATTGAATTGTGTAATAAGTGGTATACAAATACCGAAACAGAATTTCATACGGCATACACCTTGAATAACGAGGAATACACGCTAGATAAAACAGACTTTGCAAAACGTTTGTGCGAGGATGACGCAAACTTAATTGAAATTCTAGATATAAACGCAACTGAGGACAGTACAACAAATGACATTATTTCAGACATTCTAACGAAGAATAGATTTGATGTTATGTATAGGAAGCAAGTTGAGCAAATGTCTGCAAACGGCACAGTAGGAGCTTATGTAACGGTATCAAATGCCGAGATTTATGAAGATGGTACATTCAGTGGAGGTGAGATTAGAATCAACTATTGTGATTCAATGAATATACTTCCATTAACTGTTATCAATGATGAAATTGTGGAAGTTGCTTTCGTTGGAGTAAATTATGAGAAACTGAAGAAAGTATATGTGATGGTCATGTTCTTAAAAGGGCAAGACGAAAGATATATTGCAGAAACACATTACTTTAAAGAAACAGGCGAAGAAATAAAAGAGCGTGCTCAGATTGTTCAATTAGATGTGGTTAAGCCGTTTGCAATTATGAGAAATGCAAAGGTCAACAACTTACAAATGCAAGGGTACGGCTTACCTAAAATTTGGAGCGCAATCGCTCCACTAAAAACAATTGATTTAACAATGACAATGTGGAATCGAGATTTATTGAAATCGGATAAAATCGTTCTTGTGAATGAAGCATTAATGCAGAAAGACGAGAATGGAAAGATTAATATGAATCCACAAATGAAAAAGATATTCGTTCAGTTAGGTAGAGACAAGTTACCGGAAGAAAAAGCTTTATGGCAGGAATACAATCCAACAGTTAGAACACAAGAAGTTGTACAATCACTAGAAACGGCATTGAGCATATTATCAATGATGTTTGGATTTGGCACGAAGAAATACACATTTGAGAGTGGAAGAATTGTGACGGCAACAGAATATATCGGTGAGAATCAAGACGCAATGAAGGAAGTAAATTCACAACGTAAAGAATCTACGGCTTATATTCAAGATATTATTCAAGCAATAGCGTACTTCTATGAGTTAACACAAGGCAGAAAGCTTAATATCAATTCATTAGACATTGCTATTGATTATGACGACACATACATTGAGGATAAGCAAAGCACGGCACAAGCGTTAAGAAATGACGCATTAACATTTGATATTCCAAGATTAAAAATCATGTACTTCATGAAACAGTATGGATTCACTGAAGAAGAAGCAACGGAATTATTAAACGAAGAAATTCAAGATGATGGAGAGGGGGATGACGAAGAATAGCAACTACATATTTTCCATTCGTCTCAAGAAATGGCGATAGATTAGTATTATATGATGCTTTCAGAAGATTGTTCTCAAGCTACTTTACAAATGGCGTGTTCGTAGATGATTCTAGTTCAGACCATTTAAGAGTTGAGAAGACTCAAGGCTTAACCTTAACAGTTAAAGCAGGACGAGCAAACATTAATGGAGCGTTCTATTGGCAGAAGGATGACGAAACCATCACACTAGAAAAGAATAGCGCAACTAAAAGCTACAACATCATTCTTAGATTGAATGATAATGACGCATATAGAAACATTACATTAGTAGCTAGTGATATCAATGATGGAATTACAAGGAGTGATTCTATTTACGATTTAGTATTAGCTACGGTTACGGTCACAGGCAATGCAAACGAAGTTAAAGGCTCAGATATTACTGATACAAGATTAGATTCTACACGTTGTGGAGCAGTTACAAGCGCTATTAAGAGCGTACAATCGTTGGATTTATTTACTCAAGTAACTGAGCTATTCAAAGAAATTAAGGCTCAGAATGAATCTGAAATGAATGCAAATAGAACAGAGTTCAATGATTGGTTTGAAACTGTAAAAGATACGTTAGACGCAAATACGGCAGGAAAGTTATCGAACAGAATCTCAAACATTGAAAATATGATTATGGAGAATCATTTCACTACGATTCTATTAACGGAAGATGGAACACTAGTAGATGAGAATGGTCATGAGATTTTAGCAGATTGGGCGTATGAAGTTGATAAAGGTGAAGTAGGCAAAGATTGGACTTACAAGGTGAAATCATGAGACAAGGAACAACACCAACAATTCAAATCACAATAAACGATATTGATTTAAATGAAATGCAGAATATCTATGTGGTATTTGAACAGAACGGATATATCTTGAAAAAAGAATCAAGTGATTTAGACGTTGAAGGGAATACTATTTCAGTGTTGTTAAGTCAAGAAGAAACGCTCAATTTCAAAGAGGGTACTTGTAATATTCAATTAAGAATGATTACAAAAGGAGGAGTTGCTATTGCTTCTCCTATCAAAACAACAAAGGTATATAGAGTATTGAATAAGGAAGTGATTACATGATTCTAATGAAAGATATTCAAATGAATATACAAGATGAATCAGACAAGCTTCAAATTGAAATCAATGAAGATAAAGAAACATTAACTTTAGGCTTAGATGAGAAGTTTGTTGAAGGTACAAGTGATTACAACAAGCTAAAGAACAAGCCTAAATTAAATGGCAATGAAATCATTGGAGAGGTTGAAGAAATAGACCCAACAGTTCCAACATGGGCTAAAGCAGAAACAAGACCGGTATACACACCGGAAGATATTGGAGCTATGGCAGAAGGTTCTGTAACTTCTGTATCAACAACCGAACTAGATGAATTATGGAATAGTCTATAGGAGGAAAAAGAATAGCTATTGAATATTTAGATAAGAGTGGATTGACGCTCTTAATCAGTAAAATTAAATCGGCGTTAGGTGGGAAAGTTGATGTTGAAATTGGTAAAGGCTTATCAACAAATGACTACACAAGCGCAGAAAAACAAAAGTTAAGTGGTATCGCAAATGGTGCTCAAGTGAACGTGATTGAGTCGGTAAAGGTAAATGGTACGAAGCTAACGCCAAGCTCAAAAGCCGTAGATGTTACAGTACCGACAAAGACATCGCAATTAACGAATGACAGTGGGTATCAGACAAAAGCAAATGTAGACTCAATCGTTACAGGTAAAGGATATCAAACGCAATCACAAGTACAATCATTGATTAATTCGGCAGTAGGTAATATTACATCTATTAGATATGAAAAGGTAACGAGCTTACCTGCTACAGGTTCAAATGGTGTTATCTATTTGGTAGCACATTCACATGGAACGCAAGATATTTATGATGAATATATTTGGCTTTCAGAAACAAAAACATATGAAAAGATTGGTAATACAGACATTGATTTATCTGCGTATGTTAAGAAGTCAGAATTAACTGCGATTACTACAAACGATTTAAACACAATGTGGGGTTAGCATATGGCTTTCGTATTCAAAGACAAAGCTTCAATTCAGTGGCTTGTCTCGAAAATAAAGTCTGTAACCACATCACATAACGCATTGAATCAAATGGTGATGAACAATCACTTTACTACAAATTTGAATGCTACAAGCGCTCAAGATTTAGTGGATGAAAAAGGAAATACAATCTTAGCCGATTGGTCTTATGAGGTCGCAAGTGGAGAAGTCGGTAAGGATTGGAAATATAAAGTCAAGGAGGAATAACATGGCAGGAAAACAAGTCACGGAATTAGACGCATTACCTAGTTTCACTGATAATAGCTTATTGCCTGTACACAATGGTGCAGGATTGAAAAAAGGTTTATTATCGCAACTAGCTGATTATTTAGGAAAAAAATTCAGTAATCCGAATTTATTGATTAATCCGGATTTTAAAATCAATCAAAGAGGTGCTACGAGCTACGAAAAACAAGGTTATTCAGTAGACCGTTGGAAAATTTGGAATGTAACAGTTACGTCAAACGCTAATGGAGGTATTACAGTCAAGAATGACAAATACACAGATACCGGAACTTTTCTACAATATTTAGAAAATGCGACGGAAGGTGATTCTACATTATCATGCTATGTAACATCTGTAAGCGGAACGGTAACAATGGTGGCAGATGATAATTCACAAGTTGTATTGAAACAAGGATTAAATGTTGTACATACAAGTAAGAGCACAAAAGCATTTACAATCTTTTTGAATCGAGGAACTAACATAACTCTTAAATGGGTTAAATTGGAACAAGGTAAAGTAGCAACGGCATATATTGCACCAAATTATACAGATGAATTAGTGAAATGTAGAAGATATTACAATTTTATGGTATTGCATTTCTATGGCGCATCCAATCCAGAAGGGTTTATAAATAATGATTTATTTGTGTTCAGAAACTTTAGAATTAATCCGACCTTTAATATCAATTCAACGTATTCCGTCGGCGTAACACAATCTACGTTAGTTATGAAAGGTAGTAATGATAATGGTTATTATTTATATGGAAGAACCTCATCAAGCGGTTCTTATGCTTTAGATGTTACAGTAACGGCAGATGCAGAGATTTATTAGGAGGAGCTATGGAAAACGAATATAAAGTATATGTATCCTTATCAAACGGATACATCACATCTATTAATTCAGAAATCTTCTTATCAGAAGAAGAAATGTCAACTATGACAGAGATTGACAAAGGACAAGGTGATAAATACGCTCATGCTCAAAGTCAGTATCTAGAAAAAGGATTAGTTGATGAATTAGGTCGATATAACTACAAATTTGTAGAAGGTAAAGTGATTGAGGTTGCAGAAGGAGACAAACCAACAATCGAAGAACCAAAAGCAGTACCGACTGAGCAAGATAAGATTAATGCACAATTAATGTTACAAATTGCACAGTTAAAAGCTCAATTGAATGGGGTGAAGTAGTATGAGTTATGAATTAATTAAATCGTATTATGAATTAGGCTTATTTTCAAATAGTGATTTAGAAATCTTTGCTTCTATTGGATGGATTACAGAAACTCAGAGAAAAGAATTAATTAAATAAGCTTTAAAAGCGTTTTAAAGGGCTTAAATGCCCTTTTTCTGTAGGAGGGCATATAAATGTTAAGTGAAGAAGAGCAAAGAGAACAAGAGCGTAAAAAAAGACAAGAAGAAAGGAAGCAAGAACGCCTACAAAAGCAAATTGAGAAAAGAAGGAAACTTGAAGAAAGAGAAAGAAAAAGTGTAAAGCGTGCTAGTGTATTTGAATTAGGAATGATGATATTCATTTCAAATAAGATTCGTGAAGTTTTAGAGAAAAGCACCGAAGAAAATTCAAAATTTAATGAGATATTAGCAAAATCACTCGTAGATTTGCGTAAATTCACAAAAAAAGAATCAAAAAGCCTAAAAAAAGATGTAATTAAGGAATCTAAAAAGGACTTTGAAGAAAATAAACAAGGAACACTTGATTTAATCGAAGTAGCAAGTGGAAAGCCTATCAAAAAGAAGCTTAAGATAGATTTATATATTAGTCCACAAAATGACACTTCAAAGCGTTGGAAGAAATACATCAAATCAAGTGCGAACACGTATGCAATCGGTAGAGATAAACTACCGGTATTCTTTACAAAGGTAGTTCAAGAAGAAGTTAAGAATGTAGTAGGTGGAAAATGTACGATTGATGATTCTTGCAGAAAAGCTATCTCGAAATTAGCAAATAGTGGCGTAAAGATTGTGGAATATGATACAGGTGTTAAAAGAAATGTGGATGTATGGGTAAGGCAACAAATGCAGTACGCAGAAAAAGAATCGTCACAAGAAATTAACAATAAATGTGCAAAAGATATGGGAGTTACTGTATTTGAGTTTGACGCACACGCAAATGCAAGACCCACTCATAAGAAGTGGCAAGGCAAGCGCTATGATACAAAAGGGAAACTATATCCTAGCTTGTATGAGTTAACACATGGAGAAGAAAAAGACTATGGATGTAGACACTTTGCTCAACCGGTTTGGGATATTGATATGCCTTATGCATACACAAAAGAGCAGTTAAAGAATATTGACACAAAGCCTTTCACATTCCAAGGAAAAGAATATGAAGGATATGAAGCTAGGCAGTATCAAAGAGAATTAGAAAGAAATATCAGAGCATTAAAAAGGGAAGTAATCTTATTGGACAATCAAGGATTAAGCAGTACAGAAGCCAAAATCAAGCTAAAACACGCAAATGCAACGTATAAAGCTTTCAGTTCTGAAATGGGAGACAGAGTTCACAACGATAGGCTTAGAATCGGCTAAAACGCTCACATTGTGAGCTATTATTCAATATAAAATATAGTTAGCCAAAACCATACCGGAGAAGATTCGGTTTATAAAAGACTTTAGGAGGGCAAAATGAAAAACATTATTGAAATTTTAAAAGAATCAAACATTGAATTAACCAAAGAACAAGAGGAATCAATTACAAAGCTAGTAAATGATAACTACAAGACAATTGCAGAGTTCGATAAGCAGAAAGATAAGCTATCTTTAGCAGAAAACAATGCAAAGGAAATTCAAACAAAGTTTGATAATTTCAAGAAAAGCTATGATGGGGTTGATGTAGAAGAATTGAAAAATAAAATCAATACATTGACGAATGATATTGATACTCAAAAGACTACATACGAAACTCAGATTAGCAAAATGAATCTTGATTCTGTATTAAGCGCAAAAGCTAAAGAATACGGATGTAAAGATTTTGATTTAGCAAAATCACAATTCAACTATGATGATTTACTAAATTCAAAAGACCAAACAAATGACATTGACAAAGCTTTCAAAACTTTGAAAGAGAATAAGCCAATCTTGTTTGAAGAAAGACAAAATGAACCTGTTGCCAAAGGAAATATCGTTGGAAACAGTGGGCAAGGAGATAACCCAAACGCCGAAGATTTATTGCTACGACAGGCAATGGGCTTAACTACAGAAAAGAAATAAGGAGGATTTAATTAATACCAAATGAAATTGCATTAGCTAAAACGTATGTCTCAAATTTGGATGAGGTATATAAGTTAGCTTCAGTTACAGGTGATTTAAACGCAAACGCTACAATGGTACGAGCAGGAGCAAACGCAAAAGAAATCATCTATCCACAAATTTCTGTTAAAGGTTTAGGAAACTACGATAGAAACAGTGGTTATACAGGTAACTCAGTTAAGTTAGAATGGAAAACTGCTACATTCGACTATGATAGAGGAACTAAAATCTCAGTTGATACACAAGATAACGCAGAATCAATGAATATTGCATTCGGCATGGCAGGAGCAGAATTAATGCGTACAAAGGTTGCACCGGAAGCAGACGCTTACACATTCGCTAAGATTGCCGGCACAACAGGAATCACAAAGGTTTCAGAAGATTATACAGGTGCAGAAGAGTTCTTGAGTGCATTATTAACGGCTATCACTAAAATGGATGAGGGTGAAGTTCCTAGCGAACAACGTATCTTATATTCAACACCAACATTATTAAATAGCGTTAAAGCATTAGATACATACAAATCACGTGAAGCTTTACAAGGATTTGCAAAAATTGTTCCTGTACCTTCAACACGATTCTATACAAAAATTAAATTGTTGAGTGGAAAAGATACAGAGTTAGAGGGCGGATACGAAAAGGCAGAGGATGGACACGCAATCAACTTCTTAATTGTTCACAAACCTGCCGTAATGAAATGGGATAAACACACTGTTTCAAATGTGATTCCTGCAAGCAATAACATCGAATCAGATTCAGATGTATTGAAATATCGTAAATATGGAATCGTTGATGTATACCAAAATAAGGTAGCAGGTATTTACTTATCTGCTAGTGCTAAGTAATGGCGAAAGAAATCGGATGGGGTTATCCTTCTAAAGTTGAAAAGCCTAAAAAAGGTAAACCTCAAACAAAAAAAGAGGAAGCTAAACCTCAAAAAGAAAAATAGCATAAAAAGGGGGTTGTAAAATGAACAACATTTTAGATTGGGAATATTACAATTCCCATTTTCCTAAATTTGATGAAAATCAATTCAATCAGTATTCTTACAAAGCAGAAGCAATGGTATTGAAGTATGTGAATGTTGATTCTATTAATGAACAGAACGAAAGTACTTTAAAAGATTGTATTTCTGATGTTTTAAACAATGTAATCTTTCAAGATTCAGTTGATGGCGTATCAAGTATTTCAAATGGTGGATATTCAAAAAGCTTTATAAACACTACTCACTCAGACAAAAGGAACATGCTTGAGGATATCATAGCCTTTTGGTTAGGCGATACGGATTTAATGAAAGAAAGATGGATTGCATTATGATAGGTTTCTTTGAAGATTCAATTACACTTGTAAATCACTACTATGACACATTGACAAGAGAAGATAGATTTGAAGTTTCTATTCTTGATAAATGTATGTGGAGACAATCGACTGTTAGAACGGCGAACGGTAATATTCTGAGCATAGCCACATCCACAAATATTACCATTCTATATCGTGAAGGATATGTTGAACCTTACGCATATGCGAAACTTTCAAATGATGAGAAACAAAAGCACTTCACATTAAATACAGATAAGACAGATTTTGTATTCTTTGGAGAAGTAAAAGAAGACTTATCTAGTATTAAATCAATCAACGAAGCAAAAAAGAAATACAAATGGACAACCGTTCAAAGCGTAACAGATTGTACTAATGTCGATATGTTGAAGCATTGGGAGGTTGTTGGTCAATAGGAATGAAAGTCAAACTTGATGTTGAATCAATTCCCCAAATTAAACAATCAAGAGGACTTGAAGAACGTGGACGAGTGCAACAAATGATTGACTCTGAAGTCATTAGGCTTATGACCCCTTATACGCCTAGAGACACAGGAGCATTGATTAACTCGGCTACAAGAAATACTCAAATCGGTAGTGGATTAGTAAAGCAAGGTGGACCAAGTGCTCCATATGCAAGACGTTGGTATTATAACAAAGAGAATGCTCATTTCGTTGGTGGTAAATCAGACCATGGGTTTAAAAAATCTATGCGAAATGGTGGAGCAGAGACAATCTTAAAGAAAGCGCAAAAAATGATAGGAGGTAGTGAATGACAGTATCAAAAGCGTTGATTCAATGGCTTTATGGCTACGGAAATATACAGATAGATGAACGTATTGAAACGGATGTTTTAGCGCAACAAGCTATCTCTTATGCGTTGTATAAAGAACCTAACGCAATTGTAGATACATACATTGACGGCTCTCAAATGCGTACAGAATACTACACGTTTCTAGCACGTAGGAATACACAAATTGAATCAGAAAGACAAGATAACAATGTTTTTCTAGAAGAATTAGAAAATTGGATTGACGAAAAGAATTTAAGTGGGGAATTACCACAACTAGACGGAAACAGACATTGTGATGATGTTTCCGTTTCAAGTGGTTTATATCTATACACAAATGAGGATAATCAAGCAGTATATGCGTTGACTATTCAAATTAAATACAGAAAGGAGCTTAATTAATAGCAACTCAAGGAACTGAAGTAACTACAGGACAGACAGTCAAGAAGTATATGATTGGATTGTTCTTACAAATGGGAGAAGGTTACAAGCGAATTAAAAAGTCTACAACTTTAGATATTTCATTCAATAGTGAAACTGAAACGTATGACTTTATCGCAGATAAGAACCCAACAGAATCATTAAAGAGTTATTCACCTCAGATTTCGCAAGATTTAACAATGATTAAAGGCGAAGATGACTTTGAATACATTTACGAACAAATGATGAAATCCGTACCAAACAACGAAGAAGTAAATACAAAAGCTTTACTTGTATTTATGTTTGACGGAGACAAAACTAAAGGCTATAAAGCGTGGGAAGTTGACGCTAAATTGATTTTCGATACATTAAGTGGTGTCGATTCAAAAATCAACTTCAATATTAACTTTGCAAGCGACATTCGTGTCGGTACTGCAAGGGTAGCAGATGGAGCAGTAACATTTACAGAAGGCACATCAGAAGTATAAAGAAAGAAGAGGTAAATCATGAATAAAATCACGTATGAAGGGAAACAGTATGAAATCCCACCTAAAACAATTGAGGTATTAAAAGCAGAGGACGCTTGTAATGCATTTCACAATACGCATGAAGAAGCATATCGAGCAAAATTCGACTATCTGAAAACAGTATTAACAGATGAACAAATTGAAAGCATGCTAGGAAGTGCAGACTTTGAACAGGTTGATTTGATGGAAGTATTGTATATTGTCAATTTAATTGATGATGAATATTCAAAGAAAACGGTTGAACAGTTAGAAAAGAAATTAAAAACAACATTCGGAACAAATGGAATGAAGCAATTTCTTGACGCAAGCAAAACTGTTTCTAGCATTTCGGCGAAGAAATGATTGATTTACGCATAAAAGGCTTGCCAAATAGCATTCAGTCGCTAGATGGCGAGCCTATTTTATTAAATGCAGACTTTCGGTTGTGGATAAGATTCTATGAAGAACTAGAAAGATTTAATAATCATATCATTGATGAAGTAGATTGTTCTTATTTATTCGCAGATGAACCACCTATCATAGATGAGCATATTTTAAAAGAGTTAAAACGATTCTTGTATAACCCTTCTAGTACGCCTAGAAGTGATTCTACAGGCGTTAAGACATTAGATTATGTACAAGATGGGGAATATATTTATTCGGCTTTTATGCAACTTTACGGCATTGATTTAACGGAATGTGATATGCATTGGCATAAGTTCTTAGCATTAGCGAATAATATTGTTGGTGATTCTACATTGTGGGGATATGCAAAGAGTGTTAGAGGATATGAAAAGCCTTCAAAAAATGATACACAAGATAAAGCATATCAAAGAGCAAAAGAAGCGTGGTCTTTCCCAATCGAATTAACAATAGAGGAGCAAGAAATGAAAGATGAATTCGATTCATATTTTGATGTATAGAAAAGGAGGTGGCAGATTGAATATCAGACGGAACATTAAAGTTTGATACAAAGATTGATACAAGTGGTCTAGAGAATGGAATGAAATCCGTTCATGAAGTCACAAGTGGAGCTACAAATGCAATTAAGGAAACTTCAAAAGCAATCGACAAGTTAGGTTCTGATGGTTCAAAAGCACCACCAAAGATTAGAGATAAACTTAAAGATTTAAATGATGAGCAAAAGAATACACAAACAGAAACACAAGAAACAGGTTCTAAATTTGATGTATTTAAACAAGTAGGAAACAGTGCCTTAGAGTCAATTCAAGGTGGATTTGATGGATTGCTAGAGAAGATTCAGAATATTAGTCCGGAAGCTACTGCAATCACTGAAACCTTAACAGGATTAGGCGTAGGAGGTGTTGTAGGCGTTACTGCCGTAGCAGGAGCTATTGGTGGTATGGCATTAGCAATTAAGACAGGTGTCAATCAAGCTACAGAACTAGATGACGCTATGGCTAAATTCCAAGCTCAGACAGGTGCTTCAAGTAATGAAATGAGCAAATTTAAAAACATTGCTCGTGATGTTTGGTCAAACAATTTCGGTGAAGATGTTTCAGATGTTGCCGATATGATGGGCAGAGTCAAGCAACAAATGCAAGGCATAAGTGATGTTGACCTAAAGAACGTGACAGAGGATTTATTAACTTTAAGAGATACATTCGATATGGATGAGAATGAAACTCTTAGAGGTGCTCAACAATTAATGAAGCAGTTCGGAATCACTTCTCAAGAAGCTTTCGACCTTATGGCTACAGGTGCTCAGAATGGTTTAAACAAATCAGATGAGCTAGGCGACAACATTTCAGAATACTCCGGTAAATTCGCACAAGCAGGATATTCGGCAGATGAATATTTCCAATTAATGCAGAATGGATTAGATGGTGGAGCTTATAACCTTGATAAAGTAAATGACGCAATCAACGAAGTTACCACAAGGTTAGTTGATGGAACTATTGAAGGAGCTTTAGATAGTTTTGATACCAAGACGCAAGATGTCTTTAAAGCTTGGCAAGAAGGAAGAGCAACTCAGAAAGATGTTGTAAATGCGATTGTAGAAGATATTTCAAAGACTACAAATGAACAAGAAAAGTTGAATAAATCTGCAACGGCTTTCGGCACAATGGGAGAAGATTTCAACGCCGGATTCATTCAGTCCTTAACGACAGTAGGGAATAAATATAAAGATGTAGAAGGGGCAATGGATAAAGTCAAAGAAATTGCAAATGGTGGCTTAAAGAACGCTTTAAGTGGCTTAGGGCGTGCATTTCTTGATTCATTTACTCCAATAGGCGAACTTATTACCCCTATTCTTGCAGGTATCATCGGATTAATTACAGTAGCTATACAAGGTATTCAACAAGGATTTGCTAAAGTTGGTGATGTAATTTCAAATGTATTAAGCAAGATTGATACAAGTGGAATTACAGAATTGACAAGTCAAGTTTCAGAGGTGTTAGCTCCTGCTTTTGATGAGGTCAGAAAAGCGATTGACGAAATGAAAGTTGCACTTGAACCTATTGCAAAAGAAATTTTAAGCAAGATAGGCAGTGCAATTCAAAATGTAGTAAACCAAGCTCAAAAGATTCTTAGCGTTGTAGGACCACCGATTCTAGCAATCATTAAGAAGATTATTCAAACAGTTATCGGTATGACTCCTGTAATAACATCTATTCTTCAAGTAGTTGGAAGTGTGGTAAGTGGAATCATTTCATTTATAACTATGGTTGTGACGTATGTAGGAACTGCAATTGCAACAATACTAGGATTTATCATGCCTATTGTTCAAATTGTAGCTACAATTGTAGCGAATATTTGGTCTGTAATATTAACGGTTGCTCAGAATATTTGGAGCAAAGTTAGCGAAGTAGTTACTGCTATTATTGGATTCGTAAGCAATTTATTTAAGACGGTTTCGGACATCATAAACAAAATTTGGAGTAAGATTCAAGATTCCATGAACAAGGTAAGAGACAAGGTTCAAGGTGTTATTGATAATATTAATAAATATTTCAATAATGTTAAGAGTACTGTTTCTGATGTATTTAATGGCATTTGGTCTAAAGTTCAAGGTGTAATGGATAATGTAGGAAATAAAATTTCAAATGTTTTACAAGGAATACAGAATGCATGGAGCGGTTTAAAAGGGTTTGTAGGTGGTGTATTCGGTGGAATTGAAGGAGCAGTAGGTTCATTAGTCTCTAGTGTAAAAGGAATGGTAAATGGTGTTATCGGTGGCATTAACGGTGCAATCGGTATCATCAATAAGATTCCCGGAGTGCACATTGGAAGGATTCCTAGACTAGAGCGTGGTGGTGTATTAAAACGTGGTCAAATCGGTTTATTAGAAGGTAATGGAGCAGAAGCAGTCGTACCTTTAGAAAAAAATAAAGCGTGGATTCGTGCCGTAGCTAAAGATATGGCTCAAATCATGCCTAGCGTTACGACAAATAACAATGGACAGACTATCAACTTCTACAATAAAGCTCAAAGTCCGGATGAAATCGCTAGAATGTTGCGAATGCAAGCAAGATATGGATATGGAGGTGTTGTTCAATAGATATCAATAAAGTAAGAGTTATTGTCCGTAGGGATGATGGCAAACAATTTGAAATTGATAACAAAAGATGGAGAATACCATCTAGTGATGGCTTAGATGGATTTGATTATGTAGCACCTTCATACACGACTCAAGACAATGCATTCGGAAATGGTGCTAGATTAATCGGTTCACGTATTCCAACGAAAGAAAGAAGCGTGAAAGCTACCTTCAAAGGTTCGCTAGAAGAAAAAAGAGAAGAAAGGGAGAAGCTACGGCGCTTCTTCCAATATTCTCATGTATTTGATGTGATAGTTGAGTACATGGGAGAAAAGAAATATTGTAGAGGTCGTTTATATGCGTATAGCTTGCCTACAGTTAACATCTACAAAGATTTGGAGCTTAACTTTACAATTCTATGCACACAACCTTTATTGCTTTCATTTGATGATTTCGCAAGGAATATAGCAGAAATTGGAGAAGGTTTAGCGTTCAATTTCGAAATACCGGAAACAGGCGTGAACTTTGGAACATTTACATTCGCTAGAGAAATCTATATTGATAATCAAGGAGATACAGAAACATACTGTAGAGCCGTTATTGAAGCATTTGGAGAGGTAACAAATCCGAAACTATTCAATAAAGATAAATATATTCGTGTATTAGATACACTACACAATGGTGATGTGTTAGAAATTGATTTAGTTTCAGAACCTATTTCGATTAAAAAGAATGGTGTGAATTGTATCGGCAAAGTTGATAGAACCTCATCATTCAATGATATGACGATTCAGTTAGGTGAGAATATCATAGGATATACGGCAGACAATGGAGATACGAATCTAGCTTGCACGGTTTATTACAATGAAAGGTATTTAGGTTTATAGTATGTCTTATTTTGGATTAGATAAAGATTTCAATATTGTTACACATCTAGCACCTTATAACGTGCAGTGGAATCGGCGATATTATGAAACAGGAGATTTCGAGATTTATATTGATATAGGGCAGTATTCGAGCGATATCAAATATATTTATTCAACTGAGGATAAAGAGTTAGGAATTGTAGAAATACCGCATTATTCCGTTTCAAACAACACGAAACAAATGCTATTAAAAGGTTCTTTCTTTGAAAAGATTCTAGCAGATGATTGTATTTATCCTACATTCTCAAGTAGCGGAAAAATTGTTGATGTGGTCAAAAAGCTATTAGACAAGTATTGCTCATGGAAAATGGGGTATAGATATGATGAATCCATTACCGATAGAGTAGATTTTCAAGAAACAGGAGCGAACCTTGACGAGAAGCTTTATGAGTTATTGTATCCGTTAGAATTGTCTTTCCGTATAGAATATGACTATGTGTCAAGTACGTTCACATTCGTGTTGTATCGTGGTCGTGACTTGACTCAGAACAATGTAGATGGAAATAACTTTGTTACATTCTCTACAGAGTTTGGAAACATTGAAGAACCGGACGTTATGATTGATTCTAGTAAATACAAGAACTATGCGATTATTTGTGGTGAAGGACAGTCAGAAGAGCGTATTTATGTAGAATATGACGCTAGAATAGATAAGAATGAAAGAATTAAAAAATTGTTCGTAGACGCACGTTCTGAGCGTATGGGGGACGATGTGACACTTGATGAATATAAAAAGGTACTTATTCAGAAAGGAATTGAAAAACTAGCAGATTGTCAAATTCAAGAAAATGTGAATTTCGGATTGAATACTGATTCATACGAATACAAAGTTGATTTTGATTTAGGTGATAAAGTTGATGTTATAGTAGCAGATATTGGACTAGTAATGACTGCGAGAATTAGAAATATATTTGAAGTCATTAAAAGTGGATATAGAACCTTAGAATTAGAGGTTGATAATTTAAAAATCATGTAAGGAGTGAATTTAATAGAAAAGAAAAATGGAGGATTTAAACAAATAACAAGAAGTATGTATTTTCTAGACAAGATGAATGCAATTGGTGGTGTAGCCGTTGCCGTATTAACATACGTATTAGGTGAGCATTGGTATTTATTTGCGTTCTTCTTATTTATGAACGTCGTGGATTATATTACAGGGTGCATGAAGTCGGCGATTAATCACAAAATCAATAGCAATAAAGGATGGATTGGAGTCCTTAAAAAGCTAGGCTATTGGATTATGATTGTAGTTGCGTTCACGTTCAGTGCATTCTTGGTAGAGATTGGAAAAATGCTAGGAATTGATTTCCATGTAACTACATTATTAGGTTGGTTTGTATTGGCTTCTTTATGTATTAATGAAGTGCGTAGCATTATTGAGAACCTTGTACAATGTGGATATAGCGTGCCTAGTGTATTAACTAAAGGTTTGGAAGTAGCGGATAAAATCGTTAACGAAGACAATGACGAATCAAGTACCTTGGAATAAGATTATTTTAGAAGAGTTTATTAATCTAGCTTTATTAACTAAAGATGAAGAAATGATTCTAAGAACAAGAATATACGGATGGACAGTTAGAGAACAAGCCGACAGATTGAATATGAGTGTTTCTAGTGTAAATAGAATCATCAAAAGAATAAAGAACAAGTATGATGAAGTAGAGAAGTATAGCGCAGTCCTACCACCAAGAAAAAGCAGTGAAAAAGAAATGTATCTAGATAAAAATTAAGAGGTTGAAAAGCCTCTTTTTTTTGACATTTATCTGATATTAATGTGAAAACAAACTGAGACTGCCTATGAATATAATTAGGAGTGTAAAGAGGTGAGTAAAATGTATAATCCAATCAATGACAGAATTAATAATTTAATGAATCAAAAGCAGATGATTGAATCGCAGTTACAAAACATTCAACAGTTAGCAAATATTCCACCTATTAACATCAATAACCAAATTACACCTAATATGGCATTGAATGATTTTAATGGAAAATGGGTCAATAATGAACAAGAAGCAAGGAATATGATGGTGAATGGTTTGCCTAGTATTATGCTAGATAGAAATGATTCAGTATTCTATATGAAGTCTTTAGATGGCAGTTTCAAGAAATACAGATTCCAAGAAGAAACAGAACCGAAGAAAGACAATATAGAACAACGCTTAGACAAGCTAGAAGCTATGATATTAAGCTTAAAAGACGGAAGTAATATAAATGCAAGGGTAAATAAAGAAACGCCTAGAAAGGAGCTTAAAGCGTGAATCCTTTAATGAATATGATGAACCCTCAACAAATGTTGTTGGGTATGTTACAACAAAGAAATCCACAAGCATTTAATCAAGTTCAACAATTAATGCAGAGTGGGCAGAATCCCCAAATATTGCTTAACAATATGATGGGGCAACTTACGCCACAACAGAAACAACAGTTTGAAAATGTGGCAAATCAATATGGGCTAAAACGCTAATTGCGTTGAAAGGAGGAAATATAAATGGAAAGCATGAATGGTATTCAACCAATGTACGATTTAGCAGACAGAAATAACAATGAATGGGGTAGTGGAAATTGGATTTGGATTATCCTTTTATTCTTATTATTTGGTGGAAATTGGGGTAACAATGGCAACCTACAGAATGATGAATTAATGAATCAAGAATTTATTAAGCGTGATTTATTCAACACAAATCAGAATGTATCTAGCCAAGGTTTCCAAAATTCAAGAGACATTCTAGAAAGCCGATACACAACTCAATTAGGCTTGCAGAATCTAGGACAACAGAATCAAGAATGTTGTTGTGCAACGCAAAGAGCGATTGATGGAGTAAATACACAGAGCTTTAAGAATACGTGTGATATTACCACTGCAATTCACTCAGAAGGCGAAGCAACAAGAGCATTGATTAATGCAAATACAATGCAAGAATTGCGTGATAAATTAGCAGACAGAGATAGAGATTTATTAACTGCAAACTTCCAATTAAGCCAACAGGCGCAATCTGCTAATATCATTAACACATTGCAACCAACACCAAAACCTGCATATCTTACTTGCTCACCTTATTATGCATACAATATGACAGGTTGTGGATGTAACCAAATCTAGCTCGAAAGAGATTAGGCAATAGCCTTTGGATTATAGGGTAGTCGAAAGGCTACCCATTTATTTTATAGGAGGAAAAGAAAAATGATTAATAGTATAGCAACGGCAGTACAAACAGTAGCGAATGGACAAAATGTATTATTTCCAACGGACAGAGTAAGAACGAAATCTTGTCAATGTGCATGTAAAGGTTGGCTTGCTCATGATGTAGGAAGTGGATTGTTTACATTGACAAAACAAGGAATTTATGAAGTAGAATATACGGCAGATATTACAAGCACAACGGTAGGAGTAGCTTCTTTAGAATTAGAACAGAATGGAGAAGCAGTAGGAGGAACAGAATCTTTATATAATGTAGCTACTGCAAGCGCATATGGAAATGTAAGTGGAGCTACATTGATTCAAGTACCTTGTGGAGCTTCTTACACGATTACACTAGGAAATAACAGTGGCTTAGATTTATCTGTTCAAAATGCAAATATCATCATTAAGAAATTAGCGTAGGTGTATCATGCAAGAGGTTAGAAAAAGGAATCTAGACCTCTTAACCGAAGCAATGAGAGGACTAGAAAAAGGATACAATGATTTAGATTTTAAAGTCATGAGCCAAGCCTTAGACAACATCAAAGACATTGATACAATATTGGCTATGAGTGATGGAAGAACGGCTATAAATGCATTAAGAACAAATGACACAGATATTGAAGGAACAGAAATTGATGACAATATTGCATTGATGAATAGCCATTTTAGAAAATACATAGAAGCAAAAAAAGAATATCGAAAAGATAACAATGAAATTGATAAACGAACATCTATTCGTGAGTTAGAAGCTTTTTTGAGCGCTATGTATGGAATCTTAGAAGAAATGAAAACGTCTAGCGACTTTCAAGAAGAAAGAGAAATGGTCAGAGATAAATTAAGAGAAATGTTCTCTGTATATCAGTAATAAAAACCTCTTTTATGTGCTATAATTGGTACATAAAGGAGGATTTTTTTAATAAATTATCAAAGTTTTAAAAAAGCCGTATTAGGCAAAGCATTCGACATTGACGGATATTATGGTGCGCAGTGTTGGGACGGATTCGCAAAGTACATGATTGATTTAGGCTATCAAGCTATCCATTGCACAACAAGTAGCTTTGTTAAGGACATTTGGAACAATCGAAAAACAAATGGTATCTTGAACTATTGTAATGAGGTCTCAATTATGCAACCGGGAGACATTGCGGTATTTAAAGAAGTAGCAGGATGGACTCCATACTCACATATCGCAATCTTTGATTCTGATATTGACGGAAAGCAAGGATGGTTCTTGGGTCAAAATCAAGGTGGAAAAGGCGGAGCATTCAATTTAATTAAATTACCTTATTTTGCAACCTTTGATACTGCGTTTAGACCTAAATGTTTCGCAAATACAGGAGCAGTTAAACCAAGCATTCCACAACCTGTAGAAGCAATTGACCAAATCTTGCACGCAGGAAGCTACGTAACATCCGTACAAATGAAGATTGGCAATCAAGGATTGAAACAAATCAATGGCGATTTATGCGCATACCTTGCACAATTAGGTGGTTGGTTTCCAATTCGTATGGTTGACAAAGTTCGCTATTCTGATGGATATAATGATAACGTATTGCATACAACAAATGCCGTTGTCTACGTTACAAGAATCCGTGTTGATGAAGTCAACGTGCAAAAGAATCTTGCGAAAATCGGTGGAATTTGGGTAAATTGTGGTCCATTAATTGAAGTAGCATAA